ACGGCCAACACGTTTCTTGAGCAAAAACGCCACCTCTGCGAATTTGCGGCTTTCCTTACGAAGGATGTCGCCATGACTGACATTACGAAGGCCATCGCTACCAGCTTCATACGCTCAACTGAAACTGCTCGTGGTGGCAAGGCTGCTGATCGCCGTATTCGCACGTTGAAAGCGCTCTGGAATTGGCACAAAGACGCTGTTCCAAAAAATCCCTGGCGTTTTGTTGCCAAGCCCGCTGTGGAACAATACGTCAAGTACGTGCCTACCCCTGACGACATCAGCAAGGTTCTGGCTAGGGCAAAACCGTGGCAAGCTGATTTGCTAAACACGCTGCTGCTCACAGGGGCCAGAGTAAGCGAAATTCTCAACCTAACGTGGGAAGACGTTGCCGAGCACTCATTGAAGCTTTGGACGCGGAAGCGCAAGGGAGGGGCAAGGCAGTACCGGACTTTGCCCATAGGCAGCAGCTTACATGCCATTATAACGGCCCAAAGAGCGATAACAGGCAACACGACCCATGTTTTCATCAATCCCAACACTGGAGGGCCGTATTCAACCCGCCAACAAACGATCAGGGATATGATGAAAAACCTTTGCAAGAAGGCTCAGGTCAAAAACTTTGGTTTTCCTGCAATACGTCATTTTTTCGCTGTGAGTCTCATCCAGTCTCACCAAGCGGGGCTGACTGACATCCAGCTCCTCTTGGGACATCAGCGTGCCACTACGACCGACATCTATCTGAAAAGCGTGTCGCCAGACATCAACCATTTGGCGGCAATCATTGAAAGTGCGGTTCAGCCAGCATCTAGCCGGACGCACGAGGTTGAAGCCGACAGATAACTCTGGATAACCATAACGCTTAAGGGCGGGTTGCTTACGGCAGCTCGCCCTTTTTTTTGAATCCAGCACACATTCCAATCATCCATATAAAATCTTGTCAAATTATAGATAAAGGAGTAAACTTAAAGTACAAAAATAGATGAGAGGTAACAATGACATCTTGCTCTCCCCCCCCGGCACTTAGGCTTGAGAAGCTGGTAATCGAGAACTTTAAGGCGTTCAAAGGTCATTTTGAACTATCTCTCAATGACGGCCTGAATATAGTTGTCGGTGACAATGAAGCGGGCAAATCGACGATTCTTGAGGCTATAAATCTTGCCCTAACAGGACAAATATACGGGCGACATATTAAAAATGAACTTTCTCAATATCTGTTTAACATAGATGTCGTAAAAGAATACTGTGAAAGCCTTAAATCAAACGCACCTTCTCAGCCTCCTTCAATTTTAATCGAGCTATATTTCTCAGACTACCAACTATATAGAGGCTCAAACAACAGCTCAAAACAGGACAAATCAGGGTTATTCTTTTCAATTGAATTTGATGAAAGCTACTCAAGCGAATATGAACAACTCTGCAACTCAGAAGGGGTTAAAACTCTTCCAATTGAATACTATACGGTTGTATGGAAATCATTCGCCCTTGAAGGCGTAAGTCCATATACTATCCCGCTGAAATCATCATTCATTAACTCATCAGAAAGTCGCTTTAGCAATGGATCAGACATATATCTTTCAAGGATTATTAAAGATTCTCTGGAAGACGTACAAAAAATAGGCTTGGCGCAGTGCTATCGAAAAATGGCCGAATTCTTTGCTGCAAACGATTCTGTAACATCCATCAACAATAAAATAACTGAACAAGCTGAAATATCTTCTAAATCTGTTAAAATTTCCGCAGAAATCTCTACCGCCAATGCTTGGGAAAAAATCATTTCAACATACCTAGATGACATTCCTTTCCAACAAATCGGCAAAGGAGAACAGTGCATCGTAAAGACAAACCTTGCCTTAACTCATAAGAGAGCTACTTGTGCCAATCTAATTTTACTGGAAGAGCCAGAGAATCATCTTTCTCACAGCAAACTTAGCAAGCTCATAAACTACATAAAGGAGAAATGTGAAGGCAAACAAATTATCATTTCAACACACAGCAGCTTTGTCGCAAACAAACTCGGCATTGAAGATTTAATCCTTCTAAACGACCAAAAGACAACTTCTTTTAAAGAACTAACACAGGATACTTATTCTTTTTTTTCTAAGCTACCAGGGTATGACACATTGCGACTGCTACTCGCAGAAAAGGCAATCCTTGTTGAAGGAGCTTGCGATGAATTGGTCGTTCAAAAAATATATTTCAATAATTATGGGAAATTACCCATTGAAGATGGCATTGATGTAATTTCAGTCGGCTTGTCATATAAACGCTTTCTGGAGATTGCTAAAAAAATAAACAAAAAAGTTGCCGCAATCCGTGACAATGACGGCAAAACAGGTTCAATACGCGCCAATGATTCAACATACCTCAAAGAAAATAACCAATTACAAGTTTTATTTTTTGATGAAGTTGAGCAAAAATACACTGGGAATTTAGCCTACTACAATTACAACACCCTTGAACCATGCCTCTTAAGAGCCAATAGCCTAGCAAAACTGAACTTAGTACTGGGAACAAACTATAAAAGTGAAGACGAACTCCTCCAACATATGAGGACCAATAAGACGGATTGCGCTCTCAAGATTTTTGAAACATGCGAGGAATTCAACAGCCCCAACTACATCATGAATGCAATCGAGTTTGTCCATGAACAGTAAATGTATTATAGCAGCAGCTGGTTCTGGGAAAACAACCTATCTTGTAGATAAGGCGCTGGAATCTTGTTCTAAAAGTAAAATTTTAATTACTACATTTACACGCGAAAATGAAAAAGAAATTAAGAAAAAAATATTAAGAAAAGAAAAATCAATACCAAGTAATATTATAGTTCAGACGTGGTGGTCTTTTTTGTTTCAACATGGCATCAGGCCATATCAAAACTTAATTACGAACAAATCAATTAAAGGCCTTGAAAAGGTCGACCAAAAATCAGGGTTCAGATACATTACCAAAGGACGTCCTGTTTATTTTGGCCAAGATGATGGAGACAAATATTATTTGACTGGGCATAACCGCCTATATTCTGATAAAATCGCACTCTTTACTGTCAATGCGAATAAAAAGTCCAATGGTGCACTTTTTGACAGACTTTCAAAAATTTTTAACGAAATTTATATAGACGAAATACAGGATCTTGCTGGATACGACCTTGAAATTGTACATGAAATTATAAAGAAAATTCCATCAATCTTGGTTGGAGACCCGCGCCAGGCCACCTATGAAACTCATTTTTCGCGAAAAAATAAAGAATTCAGTGGTGGAAAAATTGATCAATATCTTTCCCAAAAATGCCAAAAACTTTGCGAAATTGACAAATCGACCCTTCAACATTCATATCGAAGCCATGAGTCTATTTGTAAATACTCAAGCACACTATTCCCTGATTTCCCGCAAATAGAATCTCTTTCGAGTCAAAAGACCAACCATGACGGGGTGTTTTTTATTTCTAAGGCAGATACGCCACAGTATTTGACTGAGTTTTCTCCAGTACAGCTCCGACATAGTATAATAACTTCCGTCGATAATAATTACAGAGCATACAACTATGGAGAATCAAAAGGACTAACATTTGATAGAGTTTTGATCTATCCAACTGAACCAATAAAAAAACATATTCTGGGGGAAAAACTCCTGACTGGCACAAGCTTGTGCAAATATTATGTTGCACTGACCAGAGCAAAATACAGTGTCGCCATAGTTTGGGACAATCCACCTACTATTGAGGGAATCTCAGAATTCAGTTATTCTAGATAACTAAAGGACGGGCAAACATAATACTAAAAAAATATGACTATGACATTCCTTACTACTGATACCCTTGAATAGCCGTATACTACGTTCTCTAGCCTCTAGACTAATGTGCTCACGGGCATTGCGGAACATCTGCACAGACATTTAATTTTCGCATTATCGTCACCACAGATTAACTCACATTTTCTCCGCAGATCGAGCCAAAGTATGCATGACGGTATGGGTAGTGTCCAGAATTTTTCGCACATTTTGTAGCAGCCAATCGATGAAGCCTGGAATGTACCTGGCATCGAATGCCCTGGTTTTAAACCGATATTTCTTAATTCATGTTCATATACCGTTGCGTGCCCCACTTTTGGCCTGCCATATAGCGCAGGCGGGCAGCCACCAACATCAGGGCGGCGTGACCATCCGGAAAGATAACGTACGGTATGCATACTGGCCGCGCACTCGCTAAATGCATACCCATTTTAGACGCGAAAACGGCGTGTTGCTATCTAAAGCAACACGCCGTTTTTATTATGTATTAATGGCGGAGAGGGTGGGATTCGAACCCACGTAGGAGCTATTAACCCCTAACTCGATTTCGAGTCTAACCATACACTTTTCGCACACAAAAATATATGCTGTTATTGCAGCGCGTTATAAAAACAACCTCGGATAAACTCGGATAAACTCGATTTTCTTTCACGCCAAAAAGGCGGCAAAATCACGCCACATCACGAATTGCCATCACCATCCAAAAGCGCCGCAACCCCGCGATCTATCGACAATTCATGTAGGTACTTTTCTGTCGTACTCAAATTTTTGTGCCTCAGTGCCGCTTGAATCTGGAACGAAGTAATCACCCCACTGTCTTTTAACAGCGTTGCAAAATAATGCCGCATAGCATGGGCAGTAAAAGGGGGATGAATGCTGGCAGCCTTGCACAACTCCGGAAGCCAAAGCCGCACAGAGTTTTTTGTAAACTGTCGCCCGGCACGTCCCACGAAAACAAACTCCGGGTGGGCAGAAGGGAGCCCTTTCCTTGCTGCCAGGATTTCACGCAGTATTTGCGGCATGGCAAGGATCCCCGGTTCAAGGTTGCCCCCCTTACGCTTGCGCGTCCAGAACGTGATTGTATTCCGCTGAAAATCAACATCATTCCAGCAGAGGTTGCACACTTCAGAAAGTCGCGCGCCCGTGTAGCGCAGAATGTCGAGAAAATCTTTTTGTTCCTGCGTTGCCACTTCCAGCACTGCGTCAATTTCCGCAGCAGTTGGCACCCGCCGCACAAATTTCTTTTCAGGGAATTTCTCGAATGGAATGAAAGGATTCTCGTGATAAAGGCGCTTTCGGATCGCCCAGTTCATAACCGCCCGCAGTTCCACCAGATCACGATTTGCGGCCTTTGGCCCCATCGCTTGTTTTCGTGCAACAAGGTACCCGCTGATCTGCGCGGCCCGAAGGCGTTCAAGCTGAAAATCACCACCTATAAAAGACAAGAATCGCCGCAATGCGGCGATCTTGTATTGAACGGTATTGTGCTGCCGGCGCTCTTTCATATCGTCAAGATACGCTGTCGCCAGACCCAAGAAGACCGTACCTGTCGGCTCTTTCTTTTCTGCCAGAGTGAGCGCCCTTGCTTCCCACTTTTTTGCGTCTTGCTGATTTGTGAACCCCGACTTTGAGCCTATCCGTTCGCCGTTCTGGTAGACTTCCACTTTGAACCGCTTGCCGCTCTTGGTCATGTATGGAGTAATTGCCATTGTGCTGCTCTAAAAATTTGAGGACATCATCAGGGCGAAAGCGCGCACCACGGGCCGTGCGTCCGTTGCCGACAAAAAAATGAGGCCAGGTACGCCATACCTTCGCCAATGATGATACTTCGACCATCAAAAGTTCAGCCATTCCGGCCAGATCAGTGACCGCGGGCAATGTCGTGTCATCCTGCATGGCGTTCCTCCGTGCCTCCATGCTAGGAAGTTTTACCCCATCATGCAAGAAAAAATAGGAACTTTAACCCTAATCAATTAACCCTCGCTCTTTCGCCTGCCGCTCAAGATTCCAGATCATGTTGGCAAAATCCTCGCCAAAGAACTTAGCTGCCGCATACGTTTCCGCCAGCGACATGCGCCGCGACTTCCCCTCTTTCGCCCTACATAACCGCCACGCTCGAACGGCATCACCGTCCATCACGGCTCTGGCAAACTCGCTGTGAGACAAGCCTGACGCTGTTATCCGTTCTTCCAACAGGGCCACTACCGCGCGTTCAAATTTGTCGCCATCTTTCATGCGTTGACCATACCGGAATTTTAGCCCTAGGCAATTTGTGCGTTGACTTACTAGGAACTTTGTGCCTATTTTCCACACATGAAAAACGCCACCCGAATCCACCTGTTCCGGCTGGTACGCACCTGCGGCACCTACAGTGACGTAGCCCGCTACCTTGGCATCACCCCGCGCTGGATGCGCCGCATCCGCTCCGGGGATATCCCCCAGCACAGCGCCCACAAAATCCGCCTGGCCGGGGTCAACCTTCAACTGCGCAGCCTGTTGTGCGAGCTGCGCCGCGCTGGCGTCGTCACCCCTGCCCACCTGCAAGAGGCCTGGGCGAATATCCGCGCCCAGGAGTCCGACACCGCGCAAGGCAACCATGACACAACACCCGAACCGCTCGCCACCACAGTGACAAAAAGCGCGTAAAGGAACACATGCCATGCCTCAACTGCAAGATATTCCTGAAATAATCCCGTTTCACAAAATGGAAGCGTCAGAGGCGTTCTCCCTGGCCGCGCGGGAAAGCGGCCTCCCCTTCCCCGTGATCTGCAAGCGCATGAGCTGGAGCAAAACTTACGGGCGCCGCGTTTTCCGCAACGAAAAGTTTTACCCATCATTTGCAGATCTGCCCCGCTGGTGCGCCGTTGTCGGCAATACAATCGTGCTTCAGTGGGCGCTGGCCCGCGCCACCACCCACGGCCTGGAGGCCCAGTTCGACCACGTGGACTGCCAAGCCCTGCTGCTGCGCATCACAGATATGTTTGCTGATGCCGGCACAGTGGCCGCCCACACCCGCGAAGCTGTGGGCGACAACCTGCTTGAACCGCACGAGCTGCGCGCCGTGGTCAACGGGCTCGACTCCCTCATCGAGGGCAGCCTCGACCTACTGGGTGACCTGCGCCACGAGCTGAAGGAGGCGCATCGTGGGGCATGACATTCCAGCGTCCGAAATAGTCAACGCGCTGCTTGATGCCCACCTCTATGACCTGCGGCGATCAGGCAATTACCTACGCGGCGTCTGCCCATCATGCGGGGAGAAGTCCCTCTTTGTGGGCACCCTGCACCCCTACGTGCTGCGCTGCACCCGCCTGAACAAATGCGCGTTTGAGCAGACCGTGCGCGAGGCCCTGCCAGACTTTTTCGGCAACTTCGCCAAGCGCTACCCGCCCACGGCAGAAAACCGCGAGGCAACAGCAGACGCCTACCTGGCGCTAGACCGTGGCTTCGACCTGGGCAAGATCCGTGGCTGGTACGAGCAAGGCTCCTACCCCATCCATAACACCGACCAATACATCCCCACCGTGCGCTTTTACCTGGACGATGCCCGCACCCGCTGGTGGGAGCGCCTTATCGGCCGCAAGGGCAACAACGGCAACAAGGCCAGCTTCGGCGGCAAGCGCAAGGACGACGGCACCCTCTATCGTGGCGACGCCTGGATGCCGCCCGGCATGACCATTGAAAAGCTCGACCGCGTCTTCCTGGTGGAGGGCATCTTCCACGCCATCGCCCTCTTCCACGCCGGGTTCAAGGCCGTGGCCTGCTTTTCGTGCAACACCTTTCCCGAAGACTTCATCAAGGCCCATTCCGCCAAAAGCGTAAAGTGGACTGTGGCGATGGATGCCGACAACGCAGGCAGCCGATGGGCAAAGAAGCACTACCTGCGCCTGAAGCAAATGTGCGAGCTGGCCAGCGTCTGCCTTCCGCCCAAGGGGCAAGACTGGGACGACCTCTGGCGGGCCGAGCACCTGACCTCTGCGCTCATTTCCAAGGGTCTGTACAATGGTCGGCTTATGGTGGCGGAAAGCGTGGAAGAAAAGGCCTTCCACTACTACGTCCACAATCGGCGCGAAAACTTTCTGATCGACTTCAAAAACGCCCTCTACTGGATTGAGCTGCGCGCCGACTTCCGCACCGAGGTCTACACCGCCGTAAACGCCCAGGCAGAAAAGGACGCCGAGAACCGCGCCGCCGAAGCCAAGGCCCAGCGGGCAAAAGAGGCCGCCAGACAAAAAGCAGAGCAGGAAAAAGCCGCTGCCGCACCAGCGCCAGAGGCTGCCACCACAGATGCCGCCATTCCAGGCCAGCCCGATCAGCCGCAGCAACCCGAGGTGAAGGACACGCCGGACGACCCTGAAGGGCAAATACTCATGACGCCTGAAGGCCGCCAGATATTCAACCGCCACTGCGGGGTCGACCAGATATCCAACGTGCTGCCGCGCTGCCTGTACATCACCAAAGATCCCATCATGGACGAGATCCGCTACCAGTTCCAGATTGCCTACGCCAACGGAACCCCGGACGAAATCATTCCGCTGGAGGGTTCGGCCATCAACAGCCCGGTGGACTTCAACAAGGCTTTGCTCAACCGCAGTTTGGGCGGCACGTTTGACGGCAACGCCGGGCATTTCAAAATTTTGCGCAAGGGCTGGCTCAACCGCCGCCTGGTCACGGTTTCAGCCCTGCCCTTTGTGGGCTACGACCCGGCCACCAAGGCCTATATCTTCAAGGATAACGCCTGGCACTGCGGCCGGCGCTTGGCAGCCAACGACCAGGGCTATTTTGAAATCAACCGCCAGGGCGTCAAAACAACTCTGGCCAGCGTGAACATCACGACAGAGGGCGACTTCAAGCCAGACTGGCTGCCCAATTTCGTCAAGGCCTTTCACTGGCAAGGCTTGGCCTTGCTGGCTTTCTTTGCCGGTTCGCTCTTTGTGCAGCAGATCCGCAGCCGCGATAAATCGTTTCCGCTTCTGGAGTTTACGGGCGACCCCGGCGCGGGCAAATCCACTGCGCTTGAGTTCTGCTGGAAGCTTGTTGGCCGCGATGATTACGAAGGCTTCGACCTGCTCAAGTCCACGGCCGCAGGTCGCCGCCGTGCCTTCAGCCAGGTCAGCAACCTGCCCGTGGTCATTATCGAGTCTGACCGCGACGATGGACAGAAAGACTCCCGCCAGAAGCAGTTCGGCTTCGACGAGGTCAAGCCATTTTTCAACGGCCGCGGCACAGGCACCCTGGGTGTTTCCCGCCGTGGCAACGAAACGGACGAGAGCGTGTTCCAGGCCTCGCTTATCATTTCGCAGAATGCCGAGGTGGAAGGCAGCGAGGCGCTCCTGCAACGTATTGTCCACTGCCATGCGGACAAAAAGCACCACGCCCAGGGCACACGCGATCTTGCCCGCTGGTTTGAGCGCCAGACCGTGGCCACCGTGGGCGGCTTTCTCAACCGGGCGCTTTCCCGTGAGCGCGATTTTCTGGAGGCCTACGCCCAGGCCTACACCAAGTACGAAACAATGCTCACCGGAGCGGATCTGCACAACGAGCGTATCATCAAAAACCATGCCCAGGTGGCAGCCTGCGGCGATGCCTTGGGCGTTATCTTTGGCGACGCCATGACGCAGGAGCTTAAGACGGGCCTCGCCTGCTACCTCACCGGCCGCGCCAGGGCGCGGGAAAAACGCCTTGCCAACGACCACCCGCTGGTCGAGCAGTTTTGGGACATCTACGAATACATCACCATCAAGATCACGGCCAGCCTGCGCAACGACAAAAGCGACCAAGAACCGCTCAACCATGCCCGCGACAACGATGGGCGCCTCGCCATCAATCTCAACCAGCTTATGGAAGAGTGCCGCACCTGGGGCCAGCCCGTTCCGGATATGGCCACGCTCAAAAAGCTGCTGCCCCTGTGCCGCCGGCACAAGTACATGGGCAACATGCCTATCAACAGCCGCATCACGGGCAAGACCATGCGCTGCTGGGTCTTCAGCCGCGCTGGCGGCTACGCCGCAACTACAGAAGATTTTTAGGGGAGGAATCATGCTCATGCACACAGGCTCACGCACCCGTAAACTCTACATCTGCACGTCCACCCGGAACCTTGCGGCATACCGCCAGTTGCAGCATGCCCTGGAGCTTGCCCCCTATGAGGTGCAAGACTGGACGCGCTTTTTACCTGCGCCGGGGCCAGACTTCGACCAGCGCAAAAACGAGGATCCCCACGGCGCTGCCTTCTTCTTTTGCAGCCGCGCCCTGGGCGGCGCTGATCTGGTTGTGTACCTCGGGCCGTCTGGTTGCGATGCCTCGGCGGAACTGGGCATTGCCTGGGCCGCAGGCGTGCAAATTTGGGGAGTGGCCGGGCCGGATGAACAACCCGGCGTGATGATTAAGGGCTGCGTGGCCAGATGGTTCCCCACCTTAGACGCGCTGATCGACGAGCTTACCCGCTGGCGTGGGTGGTAGCATGGCTGCCTACTACAACGAAATAGACCCGTTTGCCGCCGCGTGGCTGCGGGAACTCATCAAGGCTGGGCATATCGCGCCAGGCGAGGTTGATGAAAGGAGTATTACCGATGTCATGCCAAGCGACTTATCCAGCTTTACCCAGTGCCACTTTTTCGCCGGGATCGGCGTCTGGAGCCACGCCCTGCGCCAAGCAGGCTGGTCAGATGATAGCCCAGTCTGGACAGGTAGTTGTCCCTGCCAGCCGTTCAGCGACGCTGGAAAGGGAGCAGGATTCAAAGATGAGCGCCATCTGTGGCCCGAATTTTTCCGCCTCATCATCGAGTGCCGCCCTTCAGTCTGCTTTGGTGAGCAGGTTGCGAGCAAACCAGGCCTCGCTTGGCTCGACCTTGTACAAGCTAACTTGGAAGGTGAGGGTTACGCCTTCGGGGCGGTTGATACCTGCGCTGCGGGCTTCGGTGCGCCGCACATCCGACAGAGGCTCTACTGGGTGGGGCACACCGAGAGCGGCAGAAGCTGGCCCGGATTATGCGATAGAAGGTCGACCGCAAAGCGGGGGGATTTCGTTACAGACTATGGCTGCTCTTTGCGCGTGGAGCACACCTGCTCACAGGGATTACAGGTATGCCAATGCGTTGCCGTGGATTCAACGAGGCGGCGGAACGAAGGGGGAACAACTCAACAATCAAGCCGTACATCTTGCAGGCTGGACAACCCCAAGTGCAACGGATGGGGAGCGCGGCGGGACTATGTCCGAGGGCATGTCGGGCAGCAGTTTGACGCAGCTGGCGACACTTGCGGGCCCGGCCCGGTTAACGGCCTGTGGCGAGATGCTGACTGGCTCCTGTGCAGGGATGGAAAGTGGAGGCCAGTTGAACCCGGCACATTCCCGCTGGCTCATGGGGCTCCCGGGCGAGTGGGACGACTGCGCGGTTACGGCAATGCACTCAATGCCGTGCAGGCGAAAGCGTTCATAAAAGCGTTTATGGAGGTAGCATGAAACTCTACACACTTTCCATCCGGCAGCCGTGGGCCTGGGCCATCCTGCATGCAGGCAAGGACGTTGAGAACCGCTCATGGGCATTGCCCAAGTACATTCTTGGTTTGCCTGTCCTGCTCCACGCAGGGCTGCGCCAAGACCGCCCGGCGCGGCAGGGCATAGAGTTTGAGGCCGGGGTCGATATCCCTGCCACCTTGCCGTTCGGCGGCGTCGTTGGGCTCATAAAATTTGGGGCAATGGCCGGGCAATCCTTATCCCCCTGGGCAGATCCCCGGCTTAACCACTGGCCCATTATTAAGGCAACGGCGCTTCCCTTCTTTCCGTGCAAAGGGAGGCTCGGCTTCTTTGAAGTGGATTACCCGCACACCTTACCCAATCTAGCTAACTGGTAAACAAACAGGAGGAACACATGGAAAAACTTCTGGAAGAATTGGGAGAGAAGTTCTCGGATATGAACGTCACCGTTACTGGCATGTGCTGCCTGGGCCTTTTGGACTGCAACAGCACAAATGCAGTCCGCACGCTGGAAGACTTGCTCTCATATCAGGATGAAGACGAAATGGCCCAACTTTTCGGCCTAGACAATATTATTGAAGACAATGAAATCGCATACGACCTCATTATCGAGCGCCGCAATGGCTGGATTGTTCTGGCTGACGTTGCAGAGCCTTTCCAGCCATCTTTCGATAAAGAGGGCAAGGTAAACGGCTATATGATCGGGGGCGTTTACAACATGCTGTCGTCCTACAAAGACACCCTTGAGGAAGCCCTGGCCGAAATTGCCAGCCAGGCCGAAGCAAGACGCGAGGCCGTTTTCAACCAAGGCCGCAAAGAACAGGGCCTGCCCTTGGTGGCTACGGAAAGCGAGGTGTAGGCATGGGCTTAATGAAAATCACGCCAGAAGAAATGAAAGAGTGGCGCAAAGAAGTCACCCGTGGGCATGTGAACCCTAGCCACATGCGCCGCCTGCTGGCGGTCTATGAGGCCACAGAAAAGCAGAACACAAAGCTGTTAGCGCTGGTCGCAGCGCTGGACGAGCGCAAGGGCGCTGAAGAACAGCTTTCCAAAACTTTCTTGATAAAGCAGCGCTGTGGCAGGCTTCTTGGGCTTTTCGGCGCGTTTGGGGAAGTATCCAATGCAAATAGAAAAGTAGCGCAGGCCCGCCGCGCCCTGGAGGAATCCTAGCCATGCCCACCTTGCCCGCATCAGCCGAGCGCGCGGCAACGCTGCGCATGCCGTCCAGCCCCTTCTACGTGTCCCAGGGCAAAGACTGCTGGCACATCATCGACCCGGAATCCGGCGCAATGACCACCATGACGCCATCAGAGTTCAGCAAGCGCATGATACTAGAAAGCCAGTGCCCGCCGCAAGTGCAAAACCTTTTCGACGCCATGCCGCACTACAGCGACTGGAAGTTCAACCACGAGCACAACTACCAGCCGCAAACCCGCTGACAAATTGCCTCTCCCACATAAAGCCCCGTGCCGGTTCACCCTCCCGGCGCGGGGCTTTTTTGTGCCAGTAGAACAAGGGGGCGGCAGGCAACACGGCTGAACCAGCTTCAGCACCTCTCCCCATAGAATCCACATAACATGCTGAAAATTTTCTCTAATACCCCTAACCACGGCCTTCTTGGAAAAATAGACTCAAAATATTTTTGGGGGCATCGGAAAGGCGTAATATGTGTAATGTTACATTATTTCATATAATTATATAGTAATATTAGTGTAATGATGTTACGCCTTGGGCCTGTGATTTTGTTACGCCTCTCCGTGATTCTTACGCACATATAACTATTTGAAATTACAGGTATATTACAAAAACCCTCATAGGATGTTACACCGTATTACGCTGAAATCACAGCACATCACGCTTATTACGCTGTTGCGAACCCCTATCCCGCCATATGTATACGGGTACTCCACAGCTGCCCCCCTGCCAGGTGGCTGGCGTTAAGATACCAACGGGTATAGAGTAGGAAGTGAAAGCCTTAACTAAAGGGGGAGATATGGCGGATTTGATCCCATGCCCGTCCTGCAAAAAGAAAATTTCGGTCGAGGCCCAGGCCTGCCCCAAGTGCGGCCAGCCCATCACAGACGAAGGCAGGGAGGCAGGGCGTAAAAAAATGAAGGAAGAAAAACGTGCTGGCCGTATTGGCTGCATTTTCTTCATTCTGGCTGCCCTGGCTATTGCTGGCTGGCTTGGCAAAACTGACAAGGTAGACAAGGCCGCACCAACGCCAGCGCCCGTCAGCCAAGCTGCACCCGCACCGCAACAGAATCCTCAAGCGGATGCACCCAAGGAGCAGGCAGAATCTCAAAAGCCTGTTTTCAACCTTACCCCTGAACAGTTCGTCAAAAACTTCAATGCGGCAGCAAAAGAGGCCGGTGCCAAGATGAGGGTAAAGCCAACAAAAAGCAGCGCAGATTCTATGGAGCTTGCCATATCAAAACAGGCAGCCGTGGGCCTGAAGCTGCACAATGGCAAAGTTCGGCTTGCGGGATTTGTTGGCGTCCCCAACGATCTTGAGTTCATTCAGGGTATTGCCTTCACCATTGCGGGCATCCGTCCCGGCTGGAGCCAGGAGAAACGCGGCACGGTTTTGCAAAACCTTGTGGACGATCCTGCAAAAGAGGCTCAAACAACGATAGATGGTATCCAGTTTCGGATGAGCGCAATTGAAGGGGGAACCGTCATTTTTGGCGCGACACCTTCAAACTAGAGAAATACACTCTGCTATTTGCATGGCGGCGGGCTTGACGGCCTGCCGCCTTTTCTCTAGAGTTTTGAAAGGTGCTAGTAACACCTTGATTCGCAGGCGGCCCGCCATCCCGTAGTTTATGGCCTTTTTTTGTGCCCGTAGCATGACTATGTTACAACAAGGGCAGGAGTTTTCACTCCGGGTGTGGGCTAATAGAATACCCTTCGGGGAAATATGCCCGCTGTCCTGCGACAGTTACTAGCACCCGGAGTTTGCTTTTTCGGCGGCTCCAATAGTAGCTCATCGCAGGAGTTCCCCATGTCTACCCCTTCCTTTCTCTCCCAACGGCTTTCCCTTGTTCAGGAACAGCAGCTTGAACTGACCATGCTTGCCGAGCATGCCAAGCGCGGCACAGGCCAGCAGCGCCGCCTTGCCCTTGAGTGCCTTGCCTTGCGTCAAACAGCGCTTGCGGCAGATCTGGCCCTGGTGGCACAGTTGGCGGCCCCGCGCGCGGTCAAACGCGCAGCATTGCGCGGGCGGGAGGTGGCGGCATGAACGGGGAACTCTACAACAACGCCGCGGTGCTTCGGGCCATGACAACATTGGAAAACGCGTTGCAAGACATGCAGGAAGAACTGCCCAAACAGATGGCCCTGGCGGCCAGCAGCAGGCAGGCTGCCCTAGCAGCCCTTGCAGCGCAGCAACAGCAACTAGCATGGTTGGCAGACCAGGCGGCCCAGGCCCATGCCGCGCTTTCCGCCCAATCGGGAGGAGAGAGCCATGACTGAGCCTTCGGATCCTATACTTGGATTAATGGACATAGCGCGCGCCCTGCGCGAGCTGGCCAGAGGCTTGAATGGCGTAAGAGAAGGTGGTGGTGCAATGCCAGGCAGCAGGCCAGGGCTGGCTTTTTTGCTGACATTGCTGGCCGACAGAGTGGACAACTACGTCGACAGGCTGGACGCTAACTAACCATCACAAAAAACCGCCCCGGCGCAAAGGCCGGGGCGGCGTGGGGCAACCATGAATATACTCAAAGAATTCTGGGCTATTCTGCAAAAGTGCAGCCTGATTATTGGGCTACCCGTTCTGCTGTTTATCGGACTGCGCCGCCATAAGGACACCCCGGATAATTTTGCCAGACACTCTGCCACGGCCTTTGTGCTGCTTGGCGTCATTCTCGGAATATTGTCGTATGGGGCGTATGAAGACAAAGGCCTGATCTGGCCCGGGGCTGTGGCCCTGGGCTTTATGCTGGTGTTCGGCTCGGCCCTTTTCAGGGTCAGGCCTGTGAAGCCGGAACCAGCGGCAAAAACAACTGCCGTACCTCGCGAACAGAACCACAATCCTTAAGCTTATCCGCTGCGCCCTGGGGCAGATCCAGAGCCGAAGGGCTGATGGTATGCCCCAGGGTCAGATCTGCGGTAAAGGAGTGGGCGCACTCCACATTACTGCACAGGCAGTAAAATGTTGTATAGCCGGGAGCAATGTCCCGGCGCTTTCGTATCATGGCTGGTTGTCCGCATCGGTCGCAATAGATACGCATGGCAATCCCTCACTAGCGCAACTGTAACAAACCACCAGTTTGCCGCAACCAATGTGCGCGGCTATTCTGCTTTCTCCGGTGCATCCTCAATAAATTTTACCTGCATACTTGCGGGCAGATGGTCGTTTACTTCCAACAGCAGTTCACGAACCGGGGTAACTTCATTTTTGGCGTACACGGCATCTATCTTTGTTATGTCGCCAAAGCCCGCAGTGTTCTGTGGGATGATGCTTGCCATTGCTGGCGGTATGCGGTGCGCGGCGATAATGTCGTCGCGGCTGATGTTCTTGATCTTTTCCAAATCGTCCTTGGTGCTGAAGTCCCCCACCGGCAGGATCTGCACGTCCTTTTCCCGCCCGTTGGGAATGTGCAAAAACATATTGCGAAAGTTGCCAATGCCCTTGCTGCCTTCAATGGCCTGGCGCAGTTTGTCGCGGTCGCTCGGGTCAAGCTGTTGCGAGGCAGAATAAAAAATATAGCCCATGTGCGCGCCGTTTTTATAGTAACGCCGCCGAAACAGCGTGGCGTCTTCATTCAGCAGCATGCTCTGGATCGCGCCCAGGTATGCGGGCATGCCGTACATAGTCTGCGACACGTCATAATTTTTTATGTGCAGCACGTCCCCAGCGGCAAAAACCTGTATCTGCCCTGTGCGGTCAAGCAAACCGTAGGTGTCGGTTTCCTTCATGCGGCGCATATTTATGGCGGGCAGGTGGGTCAGGCCCACCACCTCGCCGTACCAGTTGCGGCGCACCAGGGCGTAGGCATTGGCAAAGACGTTGTAGTCGGTTGTCATGCAGCGCATGGTCGCGCGCGAAAGCGCCGCGCTTGGCGCAAAGCCCCGCATTATCACGTTGGTTTTAAATTCCAGCAGCGGGCCGTGGTAGGCATTGGCGCGCAGCAGCCGGGCAAGGCCGCGTTGCGGCACGGGTGTCTGATAGTATCGGCCATTGTCGATCAGCCACACGCCCAGGTTGTCGTACAGTTCGCCAGCGAGGACGGGTTCCGGGTCGCCAAAACGACAGGCAAAGGCGGCGTTTTTGTCCTCGGCCTGCGCTGAATTTTTCTTTCTCTTCATATGCTTCCTTTCGGCTAGCCCATTGCAATCACGCAACCGCCGCCAGAGTCTTGTCGTGCAAGAGGTTCCGCCGCCAGCGCATGCATGACGCTCCAGGCCTCGTCCGCGTGGCCCGTCTTTTCCGTGCGGCCGGCCGCATAGGTCATTTGTCCGCTGTTGGTGGTGGTGCGCTTGATCGTCATAAAGGCGTGAGCCAGATCAATGTCGCCTGCGTCAAACTGAAAACGCCCCTGCTCCATAACTTCCAGAGCCTTGAGCACCATCTGCGCCTTGACCTGCGGGCTGTACACAATGGGCACGGTCATGGGTATGAACTGCTTCACCATCTCATACACGCCAATGCCCGGGCCAGTGGTGTCCACGCCGTAGTGTCCGTAGTTGTAACGGCGGCTCTGCTCGCGTATGCGCTCGCCCTGCCACAGGTAGCTCTTGTTCTGCCAGCGTTCCTTTTCTAGCAGGCGAATCACGCCGCCAGACACATCAGGCGGCAACAGGGTGGACGCGCTGGCGTTGTCCCCGGTGCGGGCAGGGTCATAGCCGCCCCACACGTTGCGGTTGCCAACGGGCCGGGCCGCGTTGCGGTCAATGTCCGTCCACTCTCCCGTGTCCACCATGCAGCGCTCAAGCAATGACAGGGCAAACACGCTCTGCGCATCATCAATAAATCGGCAGCGAAACAACTGCTCAAAATCATCAGTGCTGTATTCCAGCTTGAGCTGGGCAAGGTCGAACAGGTCGCAGCCCCCGGCCATGGCATCGTCCAGGGTAACGATCTGACGAAACCACGAATCCGGGCAGGCGGTGCCGGCGCGCAGGGCCGCATCGTCAGGCCAGGGCTTGCGCTTGGCATAGCGCTGCTGAAAGTCCTCACCGCTCCACAGGCTGAAGGCATCGTGCGTCAGTGCTGAAGGCGTGGAAAAGATCGTGCGCCGCCACTTCTTGTGCGCGGCCATGCCTGTGGCCACCTTGAACAGCTCGCGGAACTTCGTGATCCAGAAAAATTCGTCGATGTAAACGTGCCCGTGGTAGCTCTGGGCGCTCTTACTGTTGTTGCTCAAAAAATAGAGTGTGGACGGGCCGTGCGCCGTGTTCAGCACAATGGGGTTGCCCGTGAGGTTTATGTCAAATTCCTCGGCGGCAATGGCCGTTATGTATGAGCGGAACACCTCGCTCTGCGCCCTGGTGGCAGAAAGAAAAATCTGGTTGTCGCCAGTCAGCACGGCATCTTCCAGCGCCTCCTGGGCAAAGTACCAGGTGGCCCCGATCTGGCGGCTCTTGAGGTAGGCGCGGTTGCGGTAAATCAGCTTCTGCGCCGCCCACTGCTGTTGATAGTCAAAATATCTCTTGTGCAGCCGCGCTTCAAAATCCGCCTTTGTCAGGCGGCTCACGTCATTCTTGACCTGCTTGCCCTTTCTCGGCTTGCGCTCACTGCCCTGGTCGCCCCTCCCTGCGGGCGCTGGCTCTGTTTCCGCAGCTTCCCGTCCCACAGTTCGGGCAGCCGCCCGCAGTTTTTGCAGGCGCTCCAGCGTGCTCACAAGGGCGTCCACTTCCTTCAGCTCGCCGGGCGTCTTGTTGTCCCGCTCAAGCAAAATGGTCAGCCGCCTTTGCGCGGCCTGCTCCGGGGCCTCGTGCGCCAGCAGGTCGTCCCACTGCCCCTGCGAAATCCAAAAATACACTGTGCGGCGCGGCACATTCAGGGCCTCGCTTATCTCCGTGGCGGAATAGCGCTTCAAGTACATGCCGCGCGCGGCGTTCTTAATTTCTTCCGAGTAGCTGCGGCGCGAGCTGGTGCTGTTTTCGTCATCCATGCCTGACGCATAGCAGATCACGCGGCGGGAATCCCGGCCCCTGTGTCCAGATTTGTCTAGTCTGGACAAGCACTTGTTGACCATCACCCCACGCGCGAGGGTATTCTTGCGGGCAGGAGAGTAACCATGCCCGCACTCATTACCAAGTTTGTCAAAGTCGCCCAGTCCGGCCCCACCGTTGACGGCCGCAATATCGACCCGCAGTGGCTGCGCGACATGGCCGAGATATACGACCCGGCCCTCTACCGCGCCAAAATCTGGCCCGATCACCTGCGGTGGGGCAATAACTACGGTTCTGTGGTGGCTCTCAAGTCCGAAGAAAAAGACGGCCTGGTCAGCCTCTATGCCAGTTTCGCCCCGAACGCCCAGTATTTGTTGAGCAACCAGTATGACCAGAAATTGAGCTTCAGCATTGAAGTGCTGGAAAATTTTGCGGGCACGGGCAAATTCTACCTTGGCGGCCTGGGCGTTACAGACAGCCCCGCAAGCCTCGGCACAGACGAGCTGAAGTTCTCACGCCGCGCCTCCTACAACGGGCAGAGCGCGCGCATTTTTGCGGGCGAACCCGTGGACGCATCCTGCTTCAGCGCGGATCCCGCAAGCGACACCGCAGAAGCCCCCGGCTGGTTCACTACATTCATCAAAAAAATTCTTCCCAGTGAGGAACCCCCAATGGATCAGAAGCAGTTCGACGCCATGAACAAACGTATTGAAGGGCTTGAAGGCCAACTCGGCGAAATAAAAACCCTGGTGGAAGGCAAGTTTGCCGCTGCACCCGCAGCCACCACTGCCCCCGCTGCGGCTGGCGAACCCAAGCCCGGCACAAACCAGCCGGATGGCAAACAGCCCCAGGGCGAAACCGGGCAGGATTTTGCCGCCATGTCTGCCGCCTTTGCCGCAAGCATGGAAACGGCCGTGGCCCCCCTGCGCCAGAAGCTGGACGAAATGGACAAGCGCTTTGCCGCTGCCAAACCCGGCGCGCAGGTTGCCGACACCACCGGCCCCGCTGACGAAAACACCCCTCTGATTTAGGAGCCAACGCAATGCGCGACCAAACCCGCAAACGTTTCAATATTCTCTGCGGCCGCATTGCCGCAGGCTATGGCGTGGCCGACGTCAGCCAGCAGTTTTCCATCTCGCCCAGTGTGCAGCAGTTGCTCAAGGACAAGATCGTGGAAGCCTCCACCTTCCTGCCCCGCATCAACATTATCACCGTTGACGAGCTGAAGGGCGAAAATATCCTGGCCGGCGCATCCGGCCCTGTCACCGGCCGCACCGACACAACGGGCGATGCCGAGCGCACACCCCGCGATGTACTGGGCCTTGCCAAGTACACCTATGAACTGGCCGCCACCCAGTCCGATGTCTACATGCGCTACTTCACTGTTGACGCCTGGGCCAAGTTTCCCGACATGGCCGAGCGCTACCTGCGTTATGTGCAGTCGCGCATTGCCTCCGATATGGAGATCATCGGCTGGAACGGTATCAGCGTTGCCGCCACCACCAACCTTGTGGCCAACCCCATGCTGCAGGACGTGAACAAGGGCTGGCTGCAATACATGCGCGACAACAAACCCGCCAACGTGCTGCCCCAGGGCGATGTGGCAGGCAAGATCCGCTTTGGCGCTGGCGGCGACTTTGTGAACCTCGACGTGGCCGTGCACGACCTGCTCCAGGGCATCCCCTCCTTCCTGCGTCAGGATCTGGTGGCGCTTATCGGCACAGACCTGATCGCGCAGGAAAAGTCCGCTCTCATGGCGGCCGTTGGCGGCAAACCTACGGAAAAAACCCTTGCCCAGATGTCGCTTGCCACCTTTGGCGGCCTGCCCTGGGAAACGCCGAGCAACTTCCCCGCGCGCGGGCTTGTCATCTCCAGTCTGGATAACCTGTCCCTCTACCAGCAAGACGGCTCCTGGCGTCGTCAGATTGTGGACAATCCCAAGAAAGACCGGGTCGAGGACTACAACAGCCGCAACGAGGGCTATGTGGTCGAAACGCCCGAAAAGCTGGTGGCCTGGGAGTTCAACAACGTCAAGCTTGAAGGGGAATGGTAATGGGCAGCCTCATGCTCCAGTTCCAGCGCGCTCACAAGGCGAACACGGGAACCGTGGTCGGCCAGTTGCCGGAAGTGGCACCCCCCGCGCCCCCCACCGGCCTGCCCTCCGGCCTCATGGCCGGGCAGCAGTTGGCGGCCTTCTGCACAGCCTCGCTTACGGAGGATCTGCGCGCCCTCAAGGAAGTGTCCAGCCACGCCAGCCGCGACATCACCAAGCGCGATGTGCTCATTCCCAAGTATGCGGACTATGTGCGCCGCCTGCGCGAGGCCGGGCACACGCACGAGCTGATCGGCTATTACCTGGTCTGGCTCATGGATTCCGGCATGATTGAAGAAGGCCTTGAGCTGGCCCTCTGGTGCGTTGGCAACGGTCAAACCCTGCCCGAATGCTTCAGCAGCAAGCTGCCCTACTTTGTTTCGGACACCCTGCTCACCTGGGCGGAAGCCGAAACCGCAGCCGGCCGCACTGTGCAGCCCTACCTTGACCAGTGGAGCACAGCAGTTACCGCCGCGCCCGATGCCTGGAACCTGCCCGATGTTATCACCGGGCGCTGGCGCAAGGTGCTGGCCCAGCAGGCGGAACTTGCGGGCGACCTCGCCACGGCCAAGCCGCACTACGAGGCGGCGCTGGCCCTGGGGGCCAAGTGCAAAACCGCCCTGGGCGACGTTACCCGCAAGCTTGAAAAAGCGCAGGGAGCGGAAACCACCGCGCCCGAACCTGAAGAAATCACCCCCGCAGCAGACCAGCCCGAAGTGGCGGCAACTGGCGAGGGTTAGGCACTCCCCACCCAACCGGGGCGGCCTTGCGTGACGGCCCGAGGCACTGCGTTTTTACGCCTGCCATAGTCCTAAAACGCAAGGCCCGCCCCACTACAGTGAGCAGGCAGCATGAGCTTTTCCGCAGTCTCCAAAGGGTTAAGCCCCCTCATTGTTTCTGGCGATGGCTGGTGGCCGGATCTGCCCGTGGCGGACTTCCAGCAGACCTACCGCCTCCCCCAGGAATATGCGGACGTGCTCTTGCAGGATCATCTGGAGCTTGCCGCCCTGTGGGCGCAGCGCCAGCTTGAGGAGTGGCGGCAACAGAGGGAGGCCGAGGGACACGCGGATCTGGCCAGCGTTCCCAAGGGGGCCTTGCGGCTCTATCGGCGGGCCGTGTTCTGCCACGCCAAGGCGCTCTTGTTGCCCCAGTTCTCCACGGTTGAGCGGCGCGAGGCGGCAAAGAACGACGCCAAGGAAAGCCCGGAAACATACCGCCAGTTTTACGCCTGGGCGCAGGATGCCGTAGCCGACATTCTGGGCCGCACCCGGGCGGACATTGAACTTTTGTAAGGTCAGCCATGCGCAAGTTTACCGCCCTCGTCAAACACCTGCTGGAATCCTCGGGCCTGCCGCGCGAACAGTGCAGCGCCTTTGCCGACCAGGGCGAGCTGTTGCTGACTGGCCGGGACATGGGCCCCGCCTACGTTGACGACCAGCCCCGCCGCCAGTTGGATCTCGGCGTGTGGAAGTACGAGGCCGTCATAAATCTGGAGCGCTACCCCTACGACGGCATAACCCTGCTCTCTCTGGTGCTGGCATGGCTGGCGGAGCATGACGCGGATCGCGCCGCCCAGGGTCTGGAAGATCCCAAGATCACCGTCACGCTCAACGACGGCGACACGTCAGACGTTGAGCTGGATATATTTTTTGAGGAAGCCCTCGCCGTGGTGGAAGACCCGGATGGCCCCATCAAATTTGAGGGCACACGCTGGAGCATGGCTCCCACAGTGCTGACCCCTGCGCAGGAGCTTAAAGCCCTGCGCGGATCCGTGAGGAGCGACCATGTTTAGCGTGCGCATCACGGGCGACAAGCAGCTCAATGACGTTCTGAACAGATTTTCTGCGGAGATCAGGGAGCGCCAAAAACTCGCCCGCCGCATGGGCGGCTATGTGCGCACCCTGTCCCGGCAAAACATCAAACGCCAGCGCACGGTTGACGGCGCGGCCATGACCCCGGCCCAAAAGCGCCGCGAGGCCCGGCCCATGCTCATGGGGCTGCATCGCGACATGAAGGTGCGAGCGGCAGCAGGCAACCAGGGTGTAACCGTCAGTTGGGACAATGCCCTCATGGCCGCCATCGGCTACCGCCACCAAGAGGGCGTGGGCGAGGAGTGGGGGCCAAAACGCGCCCGCACCGTATACGGCCAGCCGGACTACAAGGCCCGCGCCACCCGCGCCCAGGCCAAGGCTCTGCTGCGCGAGGGCTACCGCCTCATGGTTCCGGCCAAGGGCGGCGGGCGCAGGCCAAAGCGCGTCACCGTGCAATGGATTGAAGAAAAAATGACCCTGGGCCAGGCCGGGCTGATCCTGCGCCTGATCCGCACAGGCCAGACCAAGGGCAAACAGTCCTGGCGCGACACCGTGCCGGCGCGGCCTTTCCTCGGCGTTACGCCGCAGCAGGCCGAGGAACTGTCCCGAAAGCTCGTCAAAAGTTTGCTCAAAGCCGCCCGCGCATAACACAGGGCAGGAAGGTACAACATGCTTGGAACCGTACAGATAAATAATCTCAACCTGAAACAGGGCGAGCTGACCAGCGTTGAAAACTACATGCTGTTCACCGGCATTGCGGCGGCTGACTGCCCCAACACCGGCAAGATCATCACTATCGACCAGTCCACGGATCTGGACGCCGTGCTGGGGGCAACCGCCAGCGACCTCAAAACCCAGGTGACGGCAGCGCGCCTCAACGCCGGGCAAAATTGGTACGGCTGCGTCTTGCCCTACGCCGTGGCCGAATCCACGCCTGACGCCCTGGATGCAGCTTTTGAAAGCGCCGTCAACACGGCAATGGAACACGTCAAGGTCGAGGCCATCATCCGCACCGATCCCGTTACCAGGGCAACCAGCGTGGAAGCCATGCAGGCCCTGGCCGAAAGCATCATGGCCAAGTATATGCGCCCCCTCTGGATCATGGCCCGCGCTCCCCAGTTCAACAGCGCAATTCAGACCTTTGCCGATTATCAGGCCTTGGCATCTGCCCTTCAGGCGGGCATTGCCGCCGACCAGGTCATGCTGACCGTGAGCCTTTGGGGGCACGAGATGGGCACCCTTGCCGGGCGGCTGGCCAGCGAGGCCGTCACCGTGGCCGACAGCCCCATGCGCGTGGCCACTGGCGCACTGGTGGGCGTGTGGAGTAACCGCCCCACAGACAAAACCGGGCGCGTCATTGACCTCTCCGTGCTCAAGGCGCTGGACGCCGCGCGCTTCTCCGTGCCGCAGTGGTACCCCGATTATGAGGGGATGTACTGGGGCGACGGCAACGTGCTGGACGTCAACGGCGGCGACTTTCAGGTCATTGAAAACCTGCGCGTGATTCAAAAGTGCATGCGCCGCGTGTACCCCCTGGCCGTGGCCCGCATTGGCGACCGCCGCCTCAACCAGACACCGGCCAGCATTGCCCAGGCGCAGACAGCCTTCATGGCTCCGCTGCGCGCCATGAGCCGCAGCCGCACCATTTTGGGCATCGTCTTTCCCGGCGAGATTGAACCGCCCAAGGAGGGCGACATCACCCTCACCTGGGTCAGCAAGTACAGCGTGGAAGTCTTCATTGCTGCGCGCCCCTACAACTGCCCCAAAAAGATCACCTGCAACCTTTTGCTTGACCTGACAAACTACGCGACAGCGTAGGAGGCTCTACATGCAACGCATCAGCGGCAAAAATTTTGATGTTTCCATCGGCGACCTCACCATGAACGTGGGCAAGGCGACCCTGACCATCGAGGACAAAACCGATGTGGCCAAGGATGGCGGCGTGCCCAACGGATGGGTGGACGGCGAGGCGGGCGCTTCCGGCGACATGGAACTGGACGCCCAGGCTATTGGCATCCTGGGCGAAGCCGCCAAGGCGGCTGGCTCGTGGCGTGGCCTCGGCACCTTCGACATCCTGTTCTACGCCAAAACCGGGCAGGATGAAGAAATGAAGGTCGAGGCCTTTGGCTGCAAATTTGTGCTCGACAGCCTGCTCGACCTGGACAAGGCGGGCGGCCAGAAACACATCAGCAAGGTCAAATACTTTGTGACCAGCCCGGACTTTATCCGCATCAACGGCGTGCCCTACCTGCGGCCTGAAGAAACCGAAGGCCTTATCAGCAACGACAAGTAAGGAACCAACATGGATCGCAAGGAAGTTCTGCGACGCGCCTTTGGCTTCAGCATGGATGAGGAAGGGCGCGACAAATTCACCGACGATAAGCGCGACGCGGGCGGCCCAACCAAGTGGGGCATGGCCCTCAACTATAACCGCGACATCATTCCCGACAAGGACGGCAACGGCGTCATCGATGCCGCCGACGTCAAGCTGCTTACTGAAGCTGATGCCCTGGCCATGTACGAAAAACGCTACTGGCTGCCCAACATCAAGCCGGAATACCCGGACGCACTGGCCTTTATGCTGGTGGACATGATGCTCAACCCCGGCCCTGGCGCAACCCCCCGGCTGCTGCAAAAAGCCCTCAAGGCCTGCGGCCAGAAGGTGGACGTGGACGGCGATATCGGCGGGCAAACCCTTGCCGCGGTCGCGGCGGTCGATCTTGTGTCCCTGCTCCGCGCGCTCGCGGATCAGCGCCTTGCCTACTACCAGTCGCGGCCCAAATTCCCGGTGTACGGCAAGGGCTGGACTTCCAGAACCAGGCGCTGCCTTGAGGCCGCGCTGCAAATGGCGCGGGGGCAGTAATGGGCAAAACCATCGCCACCATCGTTTTTGCCGTGCTGCTGACGGCCGTGGTTGTCTGGTTGGTCTGGCAAGGGCGTGAACAGGCCACGCAAATGGGCAAGCTGGAAGAAACCGCCAAGGCCAACGCCGCCGCCGTGCAGGAACAAAAAGAATGGGCGGGCAATGTGGACAAGGCTCTGGAGGGCTGGCGCATCCAGCGTGACACCCAGGACAAAAAAACTGCCGACCTGCGCAAGCAACTGGAGGCCGCGCGCCATGATGACAAAACGTTTTCTGCCTGGGCTGACAGCCCTTTGCCTGACGCTGCTGTGCGCCTGCTCCAATCCGGCGCCGCGCGTTGAGGTTGTGCGGCAAGCGCCCCCGGGCGCGTTGCTTGCCCAAACGCCGGAACCTGTGCCGCCTGCCCAGGGCGCGACCAACGGCGAGCTGCTGGACTACGCAATTGAACTGCAATCCGCCTTTCACAGCGCAAATGACGATAAAACAGCCCTGCGCGGGCTTTACGAGGATGCACATGCAGGATCCCGAATCTCTCAACTACCTTGAACGCTTCCTGCAATTCATCCTCCTGCCGGCCAGTCTGTACGGCGCGGGCGGGGCGCTCATGCACTCAACCCGTAAGGGCCGCACCCTCGGCCAGGCAGTTATTGAAGTTGTGGGCGGCGTGGTCACGGCCAATATGGTCTGCCCGCTGATCCAGGCGGAAACCCCGGCCCAATGGCACTACACTCTTTTTTTTCTGGTTGGTTGGGGAGGGCTGGAGCTTGTGGGCAGGCTGTATGAGGCGGGCGTCTGCGCCCTAGAAAGGTACATCCAGCGCAAAGTTAATCCTGATAATCCCGGCGATGCCGGCACTCCGCGATAAGGAACGCATCATGGAAAAGAAAATTTCCCTCACGGTCAACGACAAACCCCTGAACTTCACCGTCACCCTGGCGGACTACAACAAATATATCAACGAGTTGACCCCCATCAACAAGGTCACGCCGGCGCGCAACTTTCTTATGCGCACGGTCGATGCGGACAGCAAGGATGCCCTGCGTGATCTGGTTGACCTGCCGGGCGTGGGCGTGCAGTTGGCCATGACCCTGCTCGACGAATATATGCCCGAAGTGTCCATCACGGTGGGAAAATAGAAGCCCATGCCGCCTCGCTGACAGACGACGGGCTGGGACAAATGCTGGCCCTTTCGCGCCGCTGGTTCCCACTGCGGGAACCCAGCGAGGAGAGCATGGGCGAGGCCCTGTGGCTGGAAAAAGATTCCTGGGAAAAGATGGCGATTGCCGTGGCTAACGGCATTGCCCAGGCCTTCAAGGGCTGAAGCGGCTCTTTTCGCCCCTGGCTGCGTTGGGCCGCTCCGCGAAACTCGGTCATGTATTGTTTGATACACTCCCTCGCTCGCGGCTTGTCCGCCTAGCCGGGAACGAAAATATCTCGCTTCATATGAGGTTATGAATGTCTGCACTGCAAAAACTCATGTTCGCCATTGGCGTGTCCGATCAGGGCAGTGCAAAAATTCTTGGCTTCCAAAAAGCCATAGACCGCACCTGCCGCAGCGTGCGCCAGGATTTTGAGGGCATCAAGGCCGGGGCGCTTTCCGCTGCCGGCGCTGGCATGAGCCTGTACCAGATGGTCAACCCCGCCGTGGACTTCAACCGGGCAGTTGGCGAAGTGCGCAGCCTTGGCACGGGGGAGGATGCCCTGGCCTACCTGCAAACCTCGGCCAAGCAATTCGCCGTGCAGTATGGGGGCAGCGCCGCCGAGGTCGTGCGGTCGTCCTACGACATTCAGTCGGCTATTGCCGGACTTGAAGGCAAGGAACTGGGCACATTTGCCATGGCCTCGGCCACGCTTGCCAAGGGCACCAAGGCAGACGCCGCCACCATCACCGCTTACATGGGCACCATGTACGGCATCTATAAGCAGCAAGCGGACAAAATGGGCCGCGCTCAATGGGTGGAGCAGCTCGCCGGCCGCACCGCCTATGCCGTGCAGATTTTCAAAACCACAGGCATGGAAATGAGCGCTGCATTTACCGCCCTGGGGGCCAACGCCCAGGCCGCGGGCATCTCCGCCCAGGAGCAAATGGCCGTGCTCGGCATGCTGCAATCCACCATGAGCGGCAGCGAGGCTGGCACCAAGTATAAGGCCTTCCTTGCTGGCGTGGGCAGCGCCCAAAAAGAACTGGGCCTCAAGTTCACGGACAAGAGCGGCAACATGCTGGGCATGGACACCATACTGGAAAAGATCAAGGGCAAATTTGGCGACACCTTGAGCGTCAAGGAATCCGACCAGTTGAAAAAGGCCTTCGGTTCGGATGAAGCCGTGAGCCTTATCAAGCTCTTGCTCAACGACACCACCAACCTGAAGAAAAATATTGCCGATATAGGCCGCATCAACAACATGGATCAGGCAAAAACAATGGCCCAATCCATGACAGACGTATGGGCCCGGCTTGGCGGCGCGTGGGATGTTGTGCGCATCACCTTTGCCCAACGCATGCTGCCCACTATTGAAAAAGTGACGGACAAGATCGTGGGTTTTTTGAAGTATATTCAAAAATGCATGGACATTGCCCCAGGCCTAACCGGCAAACTGGGCCTCATCGTTGTCGGAGCCATTGCCCTTGCGGGCGTCATGGGCATTCTCGGCCTGGTCGTTGCCGCCAACAAGCTGGCCTTTTTGGGGCTGACAACAATCTTTGGGCCGCTCATTGGCCTGCTCGGCAAGCTGAAGATGCTCTTTGTCTTCGTCAAAACGGCGGTGTGGGTTTTCGCCTTTGCCGGAACCTACCTAGCTATGGTCTTTAAAATGATGGCCGTCGGCGCTCTCAAGTTCGGGGCTGCCCTGCTGGCCAACCCCATCACCTGGGTAGTCCTGGGCATCATGGCTCTAGTGGGCGCGGTCGTGGCCCTGGTCTACTACTGGTCTGACCTGGTCGCGTGGTTTTCCAACACCAGTTGGGGGCAAGGCCTTATCACCATGTTTCAGGATCTGCGCCAGTGGTGGAACGACCTCACCGCCTCCTTTACCGATGGCACATGGATACAAACCCTCATGGGCCTGCTGGACACCCTCATGGCCCCTCTGCGTTCCCTGGGCGACGGCATCGGATGGATCGGCGAGAAGCTGGGCATCATCAGCGGCGAAGGCCCAAAGATTGAAGCCTCTGGCGTGGGCGCTCTTGCCGCTCCCCGCCAGTCGCAGATCCTGCCTGGCGGCGTGGCTGGACAGATCAGCAACGCCACCAACAACAGCGGCAAAACCGTGACCATCGGCTCCATCACCATTCAGCCGCAAACCATGCCCTCGCTCGATGATTTTGACGGCCTGGGCTACCTGGGGTGAGGCAATGAAAGGCACCCTTGGCTTTCCCCTACAACTGACCGACCCCGGCAATTACTGGGATCTGCGCATTGTGGATAACGACATTGCGCTCGACGTGGGCCGCCAGCCCCTCAAGCTGGCAGACCGCGCAAGCATTGCCCAGGACATCGCCCACATGATCCGCGAGCGCGGCTACCTCACGGCCATGATTGCAGAGCGCGACGTGCGCAAACGCAAATACCAGATGGTGCTCATCACCCTCGCCGTGGACGACGACAAGCGCATCGTGCCAGGCACGGCCAGAATTACGGAATCCGTAGCCGGGGAACTCTGGCTCACGGCCAAAACTGTGGACTACGGCGAGCTGACATTACAACTCACCTACGCCCAGGCGGAGCAAGCAAATGGCTGATACAGGCACCACTACAGACGCCTTGTTTACGCAGATGGCTGCCGAGGCTGGCATGCCCACCACAGAAGCGGAAATGACCGCAGCCTGGGCGCAGTGCAACGTGGAGGCCGGTTCGCCCTTCTCCAACAGTTCGGAATTTTCGCCCTTCTGGCGGCTTGTGTCGGCCATTGCCACCAAGCCCAGCCAGTGGCTGCTCACCCTGCTGGTCAAGCACGCCCTGCCCAACGTCTTTTTAAAGTACGCTGCCGGCGCGTGGCTCGACGTGTTCGCCTGGGGCGTGGACGTTACCCGCAAGGGGGCCGTATCTGCCCTGGGCAATCTGACCTTCATCCGCAACCCCGGCACCGCTGGCGCTGTGCCCATACCTGTTGGCACGGTGGTGGAAAGCCCGGCCATCAACGGCACAACCTACCGCGTAACAACGCTTGCCGCCGCCGTCATACCCGATAAGCAGGATAGTGCCCTGGTGGCCGTACAGGCTGAAGCCACAGGTGCAGCCTACAACCTCGGCCCGGGCTACTATTCCATTTTGCCCAAGCCCGTGCCTGGCGTTGCGGCCGTCACCAATGCGGACGACTGGCTCACCACCGAAGGCGCGGACGAGGAATCCGACGAGGCCCTGCGCCTGCGCAGCCGCAACCAGTTTGCCGCCGTTGGCCAGTACCACCATGACGCCGCCTACCGGGCCATGATCGCCGCCTTTGCTGGCATTCGCGTGGACTACATATTTTTTGAGAAAGACGCCCCACGCGGCCCTGGCACGGCCAATGCCCACATTATGACGGAATCTGGCGTACCCCCGCAGGATCTGGTGGACGCCATCAACACCTTTGTCCAGACCAGCGGCAACCATGGTCACGGCGACGACCTGCGCTGCATGGCCATCACCACCACGCCCGTGGAGCTGCGCGTTACCGTGTACCCGCCTGTAGGCATGGATGCCACGCGGGCCGAAGCCCTGCGCCTTGGCGTGCAAAACCGGGTGCGCTGCGCCTTCAGGGAAAATACCGACTTCACCCTCACACGGGTGCTGCCGCTCACGCGCTTTTCGTTTTCCACGCTCTCGCAAGAGCTGCACGCCCAGCTGCCGGATCTGCGCAGCGTTGAATTTACCCGACCGGCTGCGGCTGGCGAAACCACAGAAAACGAATTTGTGTGGGTGGACATTGTACCGGCCAGGGCGCTGCCCGTGCTGACAAGCCTTGAGGTGGTTCTGGGGGCAGGCCAATGAGTGACGACAGCAAGCTTGACCTGCCGGAAGTAAGCTTCTGGATGAACGGGGCCAATGCGCAGGCCCTGTGCAAGGCTGCGCAGCTCTGGTTTCAGCGCCTGGGCGATGCGGCCATCTGGCCGGCGCGTCAGTTCAACCCCATGTCGTGCAGCCTGCCTGTGCTGGATCTGCTGGCATGGCAGCGCGGCGTTGCCCGGTACAGCAACGAGCCGGAACGCCTCTACCGCCTGCGCGTCACCCATGCCTATGCCAATGCGCGCGACTCTGGCCAGACGGCAGGCTGGGGCCGCATTTTTGAGCGCCTGGAGCTTGGGGGCCTCTCCCTGGCCGAGCGTGTACCCGGGCAAGACTGGGATCGCGTGGGCATCATTGCCGACGATTCGCAGTTTCCCGACCAGCAGAACGTGCTGGAAATCATCATTGAGGACTACGGCCGCACCTGCCGCCGCTATTATTTCGACAGCCGCATTCCCATTCCGGCACTGGCCCATGTGGGCCGCTTTTCCTGGAATCAGGAAACAGTAGAAGCCGCCATGAGCACCCGCACCATTGCCGATGCCGGCGCGCGTCTGGCCGTGTTTGATCACCATGCCGCCACACTGGAGGCCCACGCATGAGCACTATTCTGACCGCAGCAGGCGAGAGCCTGATTGCCCGCCTTCAGGCCGAGGGCAAGGCCCTCATTATCGACACCATGATTCTGGCCAACGTGCCCGGGCAGGATCATACCCAGCCCATTGCGCCAGGCGTCAGCGTACCGGCAGAGGCACAGATTGCCCTGCGCTACGCCATACCCCCGCAGTACCGCGCCTACGTCAACCCCAACCAGGTTGTCTACAGCGCCATGCTGGGCAGCGACATGGGCGATTTTGTTTTCAACTGGCAGGGGCTCTGGTGCAGCGAGCACAACACCCTGGTAGCCGTGGCCACGTTCCCCGCGCTGGAAAAACGCCGTTACGACGAGGCCAACGGCAAGACGGGCAATAACCTGACCCGCAACTTTCTGCTGACGTTCACGGGAGCCCGAGAGCTCACAGGCCTGACCATCAGCGCCGACGTGTGGCAGCTTGATTTTACCGTGCGCCTCAACGGCATTGACGAGCGGGAACGGCTTTCAAACTTCGACGTCTACGGCCAGGCCTTTTTTGACGCCCAGGGCTGGCTGCTGCAAAAAACGGCAGAGGCCTACGCCTTTGCACCTGGCTTGGGCTATGTGGGCGGCATCCGGGCAGCACTGGCCGAAAGCCTGCCGCTGGCAGCACCAGAAGCCGCCACCCTGCCGCAGAACGTCTGGCTTGACGTCTGCCTCAAGCACACTGGCAGCGACCGTGTGGCCGAGGCATTGCCCATGCTCACACCGACCACAGCCCCCCTGACAGACAGCGCAGCAGACGAAACCGGCCTCATGCACTACCGCGCCCTGGTTGCCCGCATCGAGGCGGACGGCACGGTCTCGGATCTGCGCCCGCGCAAAACATCTGGCACACTGCCCATACCCGACGTGGCCACGTCTGACATTGCGGGCACCATGAGGCCCGATGGCGAAACCTGCTACATGCAGGGCGAACTGCTCAAGGTTTTTCTGGCCGATCAGGGGCAAGCCGGGCTTATGTCCCCGGATGGAAAAACAATACAGGTCAGGCCAGACGGAATAACCGCAGCGCTTTTTCCCACACAAAAAAAAATTATAACAACATCAGGAAATTTTAGTCTCGCAACGGTGTTGCCCTGGGCAAAGGAAGTTTGGGCAAGGGTGACGCTTATTGGCGGTGGGGGCGGGGGCGGCAAAGGTGGCAGCACGTGGCTTGCTCGTGGCGGCTCTGGTGGCACAGGCGGGGGATCTACTATGGCCTTTGGTTATACAGCTATCGGGGGCGGTGGTGGGGGGGGCGGTGGAACATGGAATGTCCAGGGCGCAGGGTGTGGCGGCGGAGGTGGCGCGGCTGGGGGTGTAGTTATTGAGTATGTAAAACTTCAGGTAGAGAGTCTTTACCCAATTGTGATCGGCGCAGGTGGAGCCGGAGGATCAACATATTCAGCTGCATATGCTGGCGAGGCTGGCACGGGAGATGGCGCTGGAAAAAGCTCTGTGGGCGGAATGCCTGGTTTTGGCGCCAGGGGGGCTGGGCACGGGGTTGGAGGGGGAAACTATTCTGGCAGTGGAGAGCCTGGACATGGCGGTAATGGCGCAACGTTGATTTATCCATATGGCGGCGGAGGAGGTGGTGGAGCGGGGCAAGAAGGGGCAAGAGATGCCGGGGCGGCTTGGGGAGGTATCGGCGGCAGAGGTGCTGAGGACGGAGATTACACCACACCGACATACCCCGATGTCAATAATAGTGGCAATGGTGGGAAAGGTGGGAACGGTGCTGTGATTATTGAAATATACGGAGAATAACAATGCCTGAATTTTATAGCCCCAATGGTAATCTCGAAGTTTGGGATACTTGCCCTACTGGCTATGCCACCATTGAAGACTGGAATACAGCGCACCCTGCGATCCAACCGTCCCCACTGTCCCTTACTGAGGTCTTGATTACAAAGCAGGCGGAAATATCTTCGGCCTTTAATGCAGCTATGGCCGCAAGCCTTACCATGCCCAGCGTGGGTACTCCGCCTTCATCGTTTGAGGTCGCTTCGGCTCTATATGACTGGCGCTCGGAAAATCCTGAAGGCTACGCAAGTCTGCTTGCTATCCACACCGCCCGCCGCGACGAACTGCTGGCAGCCGCGGCTGCCGCAACCACCACCGCCGACGTGCAGGCCATCGTTGTCAGCTACGCCGTTTAGGGGGGGCAAAATGTTTTCCACCGCACTGCCAACCGAGATCAGGGGCGGGGTCTGCACAGGCCCAGACAAGCCCAAGGAAGACGGGGCCACGGCGCGCGGCCCGGGGATTGTCACAATCATCAGCGATCGCGTGTTCGATTTTCGCTCCTGCCCCACAGACCAGCAGGATGAAGTGATCAGTGGCGTGGACGGGGCCATTGTGCGCCTGCAACGCTGCGTGATCCTCGGCGGCATCAAGGCCGTGTTGGCTGGCAATGGCGACCACCCAGGCAATGACATGCGCTTTGGCCACTGGGAAATGGAAGATTGCGTCATTATGGGATCTGGCCGCCGCTGCCCCGAAGTGCAGGATTGCGTAGAGCTGACCATGCGCCGCTGCTGGATCCACAACTGGGGCCGCGCCTTCGACGTGCGGGCATTCGGCGGATGGGCGCACAGAGGCGGGCGCATAGCCGCAGAACATTGCCTATTTACCCAGGGCGGCGGCTTATGGGGCCTGGGGCTGCGCACAACCATTGCCGACATCTTTGCGCACATCGGGCAAGCCTGGAACGATGATGGGCCCAGTGGGCTGCTGCGCTGGCAAACATACCTGCCCGGCGTATGCAGAGGGCTCACGGCTAATACTGGCGGGCTGGCTCTGGCCACAAAATGTTTTCGCAATCGGCGCTGGATCCGCGTTGAAAACTGCAATGAATTTATCACCCTCGCCGCTGCCCGTGAAATTGTTAGCGGCATAGATGCGCTTATGCCGGAAGAAGGCCGCAAACGCCTGGGCAGTTTGGTTGATATGTTCAACGCACTGGG